AACTGTACCGCTGGGCTTGACGCAAGTAATAGCTGTTGACTGCGGAATGCCAAGTTCTGCTGCCATGAGGCAGTTCATATCTACAGCAACATCTTTTAGTGCTTCAAGGGTAGCACCAATGTTCATGCCAAGATGTGCAGACTTACCTGACATAAGAGCATTGTCCATGATGCCTGTCAGAGACACGCCAAGCAAACGCTCTTCTTCTGTGTTTGTCCTCCATACTTTACGAAGATACTTAAAGTTTGTAAGCGTGGACTGGAACGTGCCAAGAATGGTAGCTAGGCGTACCTTCTCAGTCAATGTCTGCTGCGTATCATTCGCTCGAACTACAACCTCTGACAAGTTACAGAATTGATATGGTCTGAGAATAATTTCAGAACAAGGGTTGCAACCAAAGTCATGGTCAATATCGCGCCGTCCATTTTTAGCTGCTTGTTTCTTAGCAGCCTGACGGTTGAAGATACCGCGCTCACCAGAGTGGCTTTCATAAAGAGACAGCCACTCACGCATGAATGTACCCATCTGTGGTTTCTCTCTGTATGCAACGCTATTGTTTGCAAGAGAACGCTGACCTTCACGAATGATATTTTTCTCAGGCTCATCCCACCAAACGCCAGACTTCGCATGACGCATCTGGTCATCGTCAAGATTGGAAAGGCTGATAAGTGCGCTGCGGCGTACACCACCCACAACAACAACTTCACCAATCTTGCACATGATGTCGTGGCATTCAATGGGGTAGAGTCTGCGACCCGCAGCACCCTTAAACTTTTTGATGCAGAAGTCAAAAAGCTGTAGTAACGGTTGGGGACCAGAGGCACGACCACCAAAAGTCTTGAGCCTTGCTCCTGCGGGTCTTACTTCGCTCACATCAAACTTAGGAATCTGTCCTGAATACAGCATAAAGATAAGTTCTTTAAGAGACTTGGCCCATCCGGGGCGTGAGTCTCCAACTTTAATTACTGTGTCTGTTTCATGAAACTCTTCATTTACTATAGGAAGCTTCTCAACAAAGTCACGTTCAACAGAGAAGCCAACGCCTGTGCCACACATAAGAATATACATACACTCGTCAAAGGCACGAGGGCTATCAACAGGAAGATAAGAACAGTTATACCCACCAACATGACAACGGTCTAGTGCTGGCCCAGCAGTCATCAAAGCCCTCATGCTGGGCATGATGTCTTGGTTCAGGACAGCAGATTCAAGTTCACTTCTTAGTGAATCAGGAAGCTTATAATTGTGACTAGACAGCAGGTGGCCAGCCATATAATCAAAATATCGTGATACAGTTTCACTCCAAGTTTCCCTTCTTTGTTCGTCGTCCTTCCATCGCGCATAACGCGAGAGGGCGATAAAGTTTTGGTAATCTGTAGGCAAATAGTTGTTCATAACATCCCCTTTCTTTTTTGAAAAACAGAACTACAACTGTAACACAGAAGAGTTACAAGTGCAATACTCAATGTCCAAGAACTGCATTAATTCTTTTTCTTACATACTCGATTTCACCAGACTTCAATACCTTAAAAGCAAAGTCTCTCATATACTTAGGGTCTATTCCTGCGAAGTCACATACAGCAGTAAAATCTTCTGCAGTAACTCCAACCGAGGCAAAGAACCACGCAACTGCCCTGTCTCTTTCCATAATGGCATGAGTAGGCTCTCCATCATATGCAGGTTTAGTTGCATCTAGGAGAGCCTGTAATATTACCGTCATAAATAAAGCTTGTTCTGGTGTTTGTTTTTTTGCTACCTCAGTATCAAGCAGCACAATCTCTTCTTCTTGCATTTTTTCTTAGCCATTCTTTTGGAATGCCTTCTCCTCCTTTGCAATATTCAAAGTTATATTTTTCACACCAGTCTGCGTAAGTCATTCTGCCGCCTTTGTATAGCTTTCTATAGGGGTTATCAAAGACAAACCGAATGTCTAGGTCTGGGTGTTGGTCCCGAATGAACAGGTGCTTTTTCCTATCCTCTAACATAAACCGTCCCTTGACCTCCAGTATGATTCCATTAGGAAGAATGAAGTCTGGTATATACTTCTTGTCTTCCCTCCACTCATACGCAACGTGTTGGGTTTCATACTGGAAGTCTATCTTCTTGTTTGCCAAGAAGAGGGCGGTGTTATATTCGGAGTTAGACCTGTATTTGTGGTCAGGTTTTTTTCTACTTCGCCTAGCCATTGGTAAATGTATCTGTAACCTCTACGACATTAGGAACCTTAGCGACATTGGTAAGGAACCTAAATCCATTAGAGTATTGGAATACCTTCAGACCCTGACCATTGTTAGCTGTCTTCCAGCACTCAAACTTATGAGGACAGAACACACATCCTACAGGCAGCTTCATATTGCCTGACGTTCCATCCGCTTCTGCCTCATAGCAACGAGGAGGAACAACGTCAGAGTTTACCATTGTCTTTACTTTCTTGATACGTTCAGAAGCATTAATCATGTGAACAGATTCAACATCCATGAGAGCCATCTCACCGGAGGACTTATCAATAGCAAAGAACTTTGCTGACTTGTCTCCACTAGCTTCTGCATAGGCAGAAATCTGTGCAATGTATCCAAACGCATCCGAAGAATGCAACGTACCCTCCTTAAACTTCTTGAAGCTATAGGGGGACGCAGACTTGATATCTACAAGTACGCCGTCAATCTTACAGTCTTTATGACCTTTGATGTCCTCAAGAGTTACCTCTTCCTGACACTCTGTAACCTCGTGTCCAGACACCTCTGCAAGAAGAATGAGAAGAGCCTCCAGCATGTCGCCAAAGAGGAAACGCATCTTCGACTGGCCGCTAATAATCTCAGGCTCTACTGTAGAGTTAAACTCATACCAAAGTTGACGGTCAGGTTTGCCAATCTGTGACATACGAACACGTGGTGTTTCAGATGCACGATGGCGAGTACCTTCACTCAACTGACGACGCAGTGCAGAAGAGATGCTCCTTCCAAAGTTTTCTAAGGCATCCCTGTTCTTGATAGTATTTACATCTACTCCTTCTTCAAGTGCTTCATAAATGTCTGCAATCAAAGTTTCGATATTCGCCATCATACACTCCTTTCTTTTGTTAATGCTGGCGTACCCAACCCGACACTAGCCAGCCCACGGCCATACAACAATATATGTGCCGCACCCATGTGATGTTATCCCTACGCTACCGAAGTGCCGAAGGGGATGTCGTCATCAAAGGCACTATCTTCACTGGAAGCGAACCCGTCAGGAACAACATCAAAGTCTTCGCTATCCCCATAAGGGATAAGGTTGACCACCTGCACAGCTTGCAGGTCTGCACCAACACCTGACTTATTAGCATAGTTCCATTCAAAGGTCTTGAACAAGACATTGACATCGGAACCGTTACCAACAAGCACGTTACCCATATCACGCTTCTGAGCGTCCTTGAGGGCTGGCTGGTTATTACGAGTACCATCACGACGATTTACATTACGCTTGATGGTTACAAAGTCACCACGCTCATCTCCCTTATTCTTGATGGGGAGATTAAGTGACTTGGCTTTATCAAGCTGGTCACCTGTGAGTGCGACGTCAATCTGCCACCTTGGTTCGAAGGTTTCATTCGGAGTGGCGATGGTTGCCCAATAGGACTTTCCTGAGAGAACTGGCATAATAGCCTCCTTTCTTTTCTGTGCGGTCACTGCCGCTGTCAACAATTCGTGTATTATGACACCACTAAGCAGCAGTGTCAATATCTTTTTTGTATGCTTTTATCACATCCGAAGAAAAAAGTTTCTGTAGATTGAGCAGATACATCTTGGATGCGTAGTTGTCTCCACCTTTCACCGTCCTCTTGTAGTCTAGGTTGTCGATGATGCGACGAAGACTGCTTGTTTCGAAGACAAGCGTAGCAAAGATGTCATCACCTATACACAGGTTATGGAACCAATAATCTGATTCTGTCGCAGCAATTCCACTGGGCTTGCCATAGGACTCATATTCAATCGCTATGTTACCAGTGCGCTGCCAAACATCACGCTCAGACTTAACTTCAATTGTCTTGTCTTGAAGCATGTCTGCAATCGCTTGCTCTCGAACCTTGCCGTACTGTAAGTCCAAGTCAAACTTCTTACGGTCTTTCTTGGATGGTTCTAGGTTTTCCATTGTGCCTCCTTTCTAGTGCGTTTCGGACCAATTATTACCGATTTTATATTCACTGTCAAGCGGACACTGAACACTTAGTTCTTTTTCTACACGCTTCATAGCTGCCTTTGTAAGCTCACCAAATCTTTCTGCTTGGTCTGCCCTTACCTCGAACTGGTACTCGTCGTGTATGCTGGCGACAAGGCGATAGTCAAAGCCCTGTCGCGCAGCAATAGTTATCTGACGCAGCCACTCTTTACAGATGACTGCACCTGCACCCTGTAGGAGCAAGTTAGCCGCAGCATGTTGCTGCCTGACTTTCAAGAGCCTACCATCGAGTCCTCGTATATATCCTGAGCTTGCTGCCCTGTCAATCTTATCACGCAATGATTTGAGGGCAGGAAGGTTAGACATAAACTTGTCCATGATAAGCTTGCCTTCCTTAGCACCACCACCAACAATGGTGCCAATCTTCGCAGGTCCAGCACCGTAGATGAGTGCATAGATAAACGTCTTTGCCGCATCTCGTGTGGGAAGACCTGCTGCTTTCTGGTTCGCTGTGTGAATGTCACCACCCACAACCTCCTGTGTGAAGTTCTTATCACCCATGTAATGGGCAAGACAGCGAAGCTCTAGGGACGAGGCATCACATCCAAGTAGCTTGTAACGATTATCACTTGTCGTCCAGACGGCCCTGCATTCCTTACCGTAGGGAGAATAGACAGCAGGAATTTGTGCCATGTTGGGCGAGTTGTGTGCCATACGTCCTGTGATGGCTTTCAGGGTTATCACCCTTCCATGAACTTTGCCATCGTCTTTCACAACATCAATCCAAGATTGAATCTGTGAAACTCTTTTCTGCAGTAGCAGATAATGTGCAATGCGCTGCGCCTCTGGAATGTCCACATCTTTGAGTGTACCTTCGTCTACAATCGGATGGCCTGTAGGTGTGAACTTTGTAGGCTTCCAGCCCTTGGACATCAGACGCTTGCCTATCTGCTGGCGAGACGCAGGATTGAACTCTTCTACTTTATCTTTTAATCTTTTCCCTGTCTTCTCTGAATATCTCTCAGAGATAATAGGAGGAAAGATTTGTTGCATTTCTTCTTCAATCTCTGTCGCCTCTTCTGACAGCCTTGCTACAAGACAGGAAGCCTCCGGCACGTTAAGTGTGAACCCATTGGCTTCTTGCCTATCTACGATTGCTCGTACCTCATGCTCAAGCTGCACAGCTTTCTTTGAAAACTTTTTTATCTGAGGAACCAGATGTGCATACAGCTTGACTGTGAGCAGTGTGTCATTGACGCAGTATTTTAACATCTCCTCATTGAAAGAGGAGAAGTCATTGTAGTCTGTCTTTGGAAAGCCAAGCCTTTCGCCCCATGCTGCAAGCGAGTGACCACCTTCCAGTGCAGGGTCAAGAAGCTGTGACAGGATGAGCGTGTCGCGTACCTTCTTCAAAGGTATCTTACTGCCAGTCAACCTGTTCAGGATAGGCGCATCAAAGGACACGCCGTTGTGCATGACGAAGAGTTCGACACCCTCTGACCATGCGGCAAAGTCCTTGATGCTGTCCCCATACCACTTCGTGACACTGCCTGACTGCAAATCAACAGCTACGATACAATGTATGACCGTAGCGTTGAAGTCGTCAGTCTCAATGTCCAGTGCTACTTTCAAAGGAAATCTCCTATGTCTGTTTCTTCATTGTTACCCTCGAAAGGATTTTCGATTTCGGAGAGTCTACCAGTTTCTTTGTCATAAAGCAAGTACGTTGCGATGCCTGTCTCACCGGCATACCTGTTCTTTAGAACACGAACAAGTGTGGTGTTGGCTTGCACAGGGTCGTCTGCTTGCTGGTCACGTTCAAGTGCAATCACCGCATCGCTGATTTGTGCAATGCTGTGTGAGCCACGAAGCATCGACAAGGATATCTCCTTGCCCTGTTCCTGCCCACGGTCACCTGTTGCCCTGCGAAGGTGTGACACAAGAAGCATAGCGCAGCGTGTCTCCTCCACAAGTGAGCGAAGCTTGGTCATAAGCTGGTCAATGTTACGACGCTCGTCCTCACCCTCCAGACCGGATACAAGGATGGACAGG